CCTCCAGTTATGTCTCCAGAGTTGGAGGAGTCTCTTTTTAATTTGTTCATTGAGTTGCAAAGACCCTACTCTAAGTTTTGTCCGGATGACCGTGTTAATTTTTTGAATTATTATTACACACTCTATAAGTTGTGTGAATTATTGGGAGAAAATCAGTATTTGAGAGATATTCCTATGTTGAAAGACCGGGAAAAAATAATTGAACAAGATTGCATTTGGAAGAATATGTGTGCCGAGCTTGGATGGACATTTATTCCGACCATTTAAAGGGGAGGAGGGCTTTAAGTTGTTTTTTTTATTATTTATTGGACACCCCACACACCCATATTCATCTTTTATCTGTTTTTAAATAACCACAAAACAGATAAAATATTAGTGTTGATAAAAGGCGTTATAATGATATACAAATAATAAATATATGTATTAGTATAGGACAATGGATGTGGAAAGAGAAATAGAAGAAATTCAAACTTTGTTGGAAAATGCAGAAAACGAAAAACAAAGAGCTTCTCTTGTTGCAAGATTTAAAAAAGCTTGGGACTATCAAAAAGAAAATGATCCGAAAAATAAAAAAATAAACGCACTTCTTAAAAATCTCACTGAGAGATTTAAAGAAAAAAAAACTGAGTTGGAAAGAAAAAAAGAAGAACAATCTACATTTACACCTGCAATAAAAAAGAAAGAAGATGAAACACAAGTCAAAAAGGAAAGTGTAGACAACGAAGAGAAAGAGAAAGAATCCGAAAAGGAAAAGGAATCCGAAAAAGAGAAGGAACCCGAGAAGGAACCCGAGAAGGAACAAAAAGTTGAAGGAGAATATGAAGTTGAACCTGTGGAAGAAAAAGAAATGGACGTTTTAGAAAATAAACATTCCGAAGTTTTTTCCAAACTTTCTTGGAAGGTGCTCGACACATACTTCAAATCTAATCCTAATTATTTAGTAAACCACCAACTTGATTCATATAATCAATTTATGAAAATTGGTCTCAAGAAGATTTTTTCAGAAAATAATCCTCTCAAGTTCATTGAAAACAGAAGCGATGCCATTGAAAACCCAAACATAATTTTGTTATACATTGGAGGAAAAAATGCAGACAAGATTTATTACGGAAAACCAATCATATATGATGAAAACAACGCACACTTTATGTATCCAAATGAAGCAAGATTGAGAAATATGACATACGGATTAACAATCCATTATGATGTTGAAGTTGAAATGATGATATACGACCAAGAAAAAGGGGAATCTGTGAAAGTAGAGAAAACAATAGAAAAAGTTTATTTGGGAAGATTTCCGATTATGTTGAATTCAACGCTTTGCATATTGAATGGATTATCGAAAGAAGTAAAATACAATTTAGGAGAATGTAGACAAGACTATGGTGGATATTTTATTATAGATGGAAAAGAAAAACTCATTATTCCCGAAGAAAAGTTTGCAGACAATATGATTTATGTGAAAGAACTGAAGGACAATATTTACAGTCATAGTGTTGAGGTCCGCTCTGTTTCTGAGGATTCATCTAAACCGATGAGAACAACTTCTATTCAGTTAGTTGCGCCTAGTCCATCTTACACAAATGGACAGTTAGTTGTCACTATTCCAAATGTTAGAAAGCCCATTCCCTTTTTCATAGTAATGAGAGCTTTAGGTGTTATTAGTGACCGCGACATAATAAAGACCTGTTTGTTGGATATGGAAAAATACAGTCATTTCATAGATCTCTTTATTCCAAGTGTTCACGATGCCAACCAAATATTTGACCAAGTTTCTGCCCTGAAGTTTATTGCAACATTTGTGAAGAATAAATCTGTTCCGTTGGTTGTCAACATTTTAATTAATATGTTTATTCCACACATTGGAGAATTGAACTTTGTAGACAAAGCCTATTACATAGGATATATGACAAAGAAGCTCTTGATGGTATATTTGAAAGAAGAATTACCGACAGACCGCGATAGTTTCTTGTATAAACGCATAGACCTTCCCGGTGTTTTGTTATACGATTTATTCAAAGAGTTTTATGGAATTCAAAAGAATACGATATTGATGAATATAGACAAGGCATATAATTCAGAAAGAGAATCCGGAATGTACACCACAGATTTTGCAAGCATAATGTCAAATGGAGAACAATATTTCCGCGAACGAATCGTGGAAATAGGCTTTAAAAAAGCATTTAAAGGCAACTGGGGGTCCCAAGCCTACACAAAAAAAGTGGGGGTTGTACAAGACCTTAACAGACTAAGTTGGTTCACTGCACAATCTCATCTTCGAAAATCAAATCTACCAATGCCTGAAGGAGCAAAGGTTATGGGGCCTCGCAGACTGAATGCATCACAATGGGGATATATTGATGTGTTGGACGTCCCTGAAGGTTCTCACATTGGATTCCAAAAACATTTGAGTATCACCACTACAGTAACCAGTGGAACATCCGGATTTCCCATTATTAACTGGATTAAAAAACACATTGGTCTTACTGCGCTTACTGAATGCACACCTGAATATCTGTCGGATACTACTAAGGTTTTTGTCAATGGAAATTGGATTGGAAATGTGGATGACCCTATAAAAGCCGTGTCTACATTGAGATTAAATCGAAGAAATGGAATTATACCAACATACACCAGCGTTTCGTTTAGAATTCAGAACAAGGAGATTTTTATTTACACAGATTCTGGAAGGCTTATCCGCCCCATTTATTACACATACAATGGAGGTAAACCCAGTTATCTTAGAAAAAATATTAGCAAACACATTGCAAATTGGGATGAGTTGGTCTCTGGGTTTGGAAAAAAGAGGATTGAGTCATTTAACTACCGCGATAATTTTGTATTCGATCCCAAAGAATTGTACGAGAATCCCACAGAAGAGTTTCTAATAGAAAACCAATCTCTTTTGGATTACATTGACGTCTCTGAAGAAGAAACATCTCTAATATCAATGGGTGTAGACAAAATTATAAAAAATAAGGACCATCATCATTACACACATCTGGAAATAGATCCTTCTACTATTCTGGGATTAATGGGCAACTGCATTATTTTTCCTGAAAACAATCCATTGCCTCGTAATAATTTTTCTGGATCACAGAGTAGACAAGCAGTATCTATATACCACACAAATTTCCAGAATAGAATTGACAAAATGGGAGTCGTTCTCAATTATGGAAATATTCCTCTTGTAAAATCGAGATACTTGAAATACATCAATGATGAGCAAATACCGTATGGTGTTAATTGTGTGGTTGCAATTATGTCATATACTGGCTACAATGTGGAGGATGCCATCTTGTTTAACGAAGCCTCCATCAAACGCGGACTCTTCCGCACAAGTTACTATTCTATGTATGAAGAGAGAGAAGAATCATCCAAAATATCTGGAGGGGAATCCGACAGCATTTTTACAAATATTCAAGACCGAGAAGTCGTAGGAACAAAAATGGGATACGATTACAGTAAATTAGATGAATATGGTCTTATCCGTGAAGGAGAAGAAATAGACGATAAAACGATTGTTATTGGAAAAGTGAAATTAGGTTCTTCTGGAATTGCATATGACGATTCTAAAAAACCAAAGAAAGGACAATTGGGATTTGTAGACAAATCTTTTATTACAGAAGGAGAAGAAGGATTCAGATTAGCTAAGATTCGTGTAAGGGAAGACCGGTCACCTGCAATCGGTGATAAATTCGCGTCTCGTTCTGGACAAAAGGGAACAGTCGGATATATTGTTCCAGAAATTGATATGCCATTTACTAGTGAAGGAATTAAACCAGATTTAATTATCAATCCTCACGCACTTCCTAGCAGAATGACCATTGGACAATTGGTTGAATCTCTTTTGGGAAAAGCGTGTTCTCTTTACGGAACATTTGGAGATTGCACTGCTTTTGTTTCTAAAGGACCCAACATTAAAACATACGGTTCTCTTCTTCAAGATTATAAATATAAAGAAAATGTAGACATAAATACCCATTTTGACGATTATCACACAGATCTGCAAAACATCGGTTACCATAGCAGTGGAAATCAACTTCTATATAATGGTATGACTGGTGAACAGATAGAGAGTCAGATATTTGTGGGGGTCAATTATTATATGAGATTGAAGCATATGGTTAAGGACAAAATAAACTATCGAGCACAAGGTCCAATGAACTTTTTAACTAGACAAAGTGTTCACGGAAGAGCAAATGATGGAGGTCTTCGTTTGGGTGAGATGGAAAGAGATTCAATCATTACTCACGGTTTGTCTACATTTTTGAAAAAATCATTTATGGACAGAGCCGATGCTTATAAAATAGCAGTGTGTAATAAAACCGGTCTTATTTCAATATACAACCCTTCAATGAATCTTATGATAAGTCCTTGCGCCGATGGACCTCTCAAGTTTCAAATGGACGTAAATTCGGAAGAATTCACCATAGATCCTGCAACAAGATTTGGAAGGTCTTTTAGTGTTCTCGATATTCCTTATTCATTCAAACTATTTTTGCAAGAATTGCAAGTTATGGGAATACAAACGAGAATTATAACAGATAAAAATGTAGACAGTGTGTTGAGTATGTCCGGAACAGACAACATAATAAAACTAACGAAAAACACAGATTTCGGACAATTGCTGAAAACTCATCGTTCTTCTTTGCACAAATATGTAAACGAATACACAAAAGAAAGAATCAAGGATTTCAACCCTACTGGTTCCGGCCATTCTTCTTCTCCTCAAAAGAAAAAAGAAAAGAAAAAGAAGACAATCGTTGCAAAAGAAGACACTATGTCAAAGAGATTTTTGGAGGGAGGCGAAGAGGACACCGAAAACCCCGATTCGGGGATGGACGCCGAGGAGGACACCGAAAACCCCGATTCGGGAGTCATATTTTCACTCAACGGAGCATCTGTAGAATTACCCCCAGAAAACATAGAACCTACTTTGTCTACATATGAAATCCAAAATGTTGTAAATCAAACAGAAAACACATTGTCACCGATGTCTACTTCTCAAACAAATAATATATCAATACCGCAACCACTACCACAATCTCAATCCCAATCTGCATTGGATGTCCTTTCCGTTCCTGAAGAAAAAACAGGAGAAAATGAAGAAGATAATTCACAAAATGAATCCAGTGGAGGAAATAAAAAAACAATCAAAATAGATTTATAAAAATTGATTAAACAAATAACTATTCTCTTTATAATACAAACAATCAAATGGAATCAAAACTCATTTATCTCATCAGCAAAGGCAGACAAAATGTTTTGGAATTAATGGAGAAAAACGGATACGATACCACCGAATATATCAACTTTACAAAGAGCGAAGTAAATGCAATGAACTCCTATCAACAACTAGATATGATTTTGACAAAAGAGGAAGACAATTCCAAAATTTATATCAGATTTGCTTTAGAATCAAAAGTCACGGTCAATCTAATCAAGGGAATGATTGACAATCTATTTTACCAATCAGAAGGCGAAGAAGATATTCCTCCCACTCTCTCCAAAAACGACATACTATACATCATTTTTCAAACTGACCCCAACCAGACTGTTACTAATATGCTTAAACATATCTGGGAAACAGAAGGCATCTACATCATTCCACAGTCATTAGCAAGAATACAGTTTAATATTATGAAACACGTATTAGTACCACCTCATAGAATTATGTCTACAGAAGAAGCGGAAGAACTCAAAAGATCTAGACACATCAAACTAGAAGAACTTCCAAGAATATC